TCTGTATGTGAATCCTAAAGACATATCCAAAATATTAATTTTAGTAAATGATGTTGATGCTGTTGCTGACCAAATCAATCCAGCATGGTGGGGTCAACACACAGACAAAGTAAAAATAAAAAGGATGTCCGAATTCGACATCACATGGACAACCAAACAATGGGAAAGTCAACAGTTATTAAAATTGTTAGGCGCCTATGAAGCAGACACCGACTGGAGTATCGTGTTCGATGCAAAAACTTGGTTTACAACAAAATTTGATTGGAACAAAATGTGTGATCCAAAACCCCGTGTTGGTAAATGTGTGTTAGGTACTGCTTGGCGTGATGCACATCATAATTTAGAAAAACATTATGACATTGTCATAAATGAAATGCTGTCTCCTGCCGGTGTTCCATTCACTTTCCACACACAGACTGTCAAAGACATGATTGATCAACATGGCTCTGTAACAAAATTTTGTGATTGGTTCCAACATAAAATACCAAACTGTGGAATAACTGAATTCACCTGTTACAATGCCTATTTGATATACAAGTACGGATCGTGTGATGTGTTATACAACACAAAAGAAATATATCCAGGTATGACCACGTTCTGCACAAACTTAGCCACTGGTGCCGATGTTGATATGGCTTCCATGTTGAGTTTGGTATCGCTAACCAAATCAATACACACCAGACAATATGCAAATCTACAAGACAAAGTAATAGACTTATGGAAACATTACTGGACACGGCAAAACATTACATTGCATCTTGATCAATATAGAGTCAAAGCCTGTGTGGTAGTGGCACATCCAGATGACTGTGTGATATTTGCATGGCCCCTAATAAAGATGGCTTCTAGTTTCAATTGGACCATAATCTATCTCACATATGATGAAAGTCATGCTAGAGCCAGAGAAGTTCAATACAACTGGAGTGAAGAAAACATACAAACAAAATTTTGTGGCTTGGAAGATCATTACAGAGATCATGAAGAAGGCAAGTTGATCACATGGGATCCAAATAAAGCAACTACAAAATTAGTTGCACAATGCTCTGGATATGATTTGATTGTTACACACGGCGCCAAAGGCGAGTATGGACACATACATCATAAATTTGTACATGATGTGATGCAAACACTAGACACTCCAAAAATTTATTTTGAAGATCAGGATCAAGCAAATTTGACTGTCACTCCTGATATGTATTACAACAAACAACCAAATTTAGAGACTTGGTCAGAACATCGTGAAGTGATCGAAATGTTCAAAGACAGAACAACAGGCAACTACAAAGTCACAGACGAAGCCAAAACTATTTTAAATACATTACAATGAAACAACAAATCATAAAAGAAATACATGAATGGATGGAAACTTTTGTTGAAAAATCAAATCCTAAATTTGGTAATATGCCTCCATGTCCTTATGCTCGTCAGGCACGTTTGCAAAACAAAATAGATATCAAAGACTTAGATGATGATTATCTTGTGTGTCTAGTTGATGCCGCTAGAACATGGACAGATGAATTTGACGTTGTGATATTTGTTGAGACCATTGTGGACCGATATGATCCCAGCGAACTGTCTGCCATTGTGGAAGAAGTGAACAAACGTGTGATGCCTATGGACATTGTGTGCTTGGAAGATCATCCTGCAGAGCCAGAAATTATCAACGGAGTGCAAATGAACAATGGCAAGTATGTATTAGTGTTGATGCAAAGACTAAGCAAGATAAATGATGCCAGCAAACATCTTGAAAGTACATCCTATTACAAACATTGGACTAAAGAAAATTTAGATGATGTTAAAAATTGGCGTTTCGAAAAAGATTAATTTTTGAATTCACAGAAATAATCAAATCCTGTCAGTTCCATTGTGCCTTGCTTTTTAAAGTGTTTAAACAAATCTTCGGTGATAAAAACTTTGTTGTCATACAAAAAATCTTGACATTCTGCTTCAGTGCTGAAATATACTGTAGGACTTGCAGAATCTCCGACTAATTCTTTCGTTATTGTAACATCAACTGCGCCATATGTTAGCATAACTGTTAATATCCAATACATTACTTTGTATTTAATAAATTCATCCACACAGTCTCATATTGTGCTAGATCTTGAATCGATTGTAGTCTTGAGTCAGCATCACAAGATTTTCTGTACAGTTCTTTGTCTTTACTCCATTTTGATCCGGTCCACCACTCGAACCCTTTGTAGTCTGCTTTGTATTTGCTGGCAACTTCATATCCTGCACTTAAATACAAATATCTTAATTTTTTATTCTTGGCATACATCATTTCATGCAACAATGAAAACTGTCCTAATCTCAACTGTGGGTGTTTGTAGTTCCATGCAAATATCACACTCTCCATGGAGTGTTTGTGTTCTGTGCATAAAGTAAATCCAATCAACTCACCTTGATAAGAATATTCAAATATGGTTGAGCCGGGAGTTGGCTTTTCCCAACTGTCATACTTTTTATATGCCAAATACTCTTTGTACACAGGGATAATTTTGTTTTGGTCTGCTTCAGCATATGGTTTTACAGCCACATGTATTTCTTGCCGTAAAGTTTTGCGATGATTTTTTGATGCTTTGTATTCGTTTAAATTGATACGGGTACTGCGTATTTGTTGCCATAGATCTGTTGTTGTGTTGTCTTCATTGTAGTGCAGTTTTACCCAACCTGTGCCAAGTGCATGTTCAACTTCATGTGGTTCCACAGTTGCATACACTGGAGTGTACTGTATGTCCATTTTTGTTATGCGTCCAAACACGTGATTAAAATGTATTTTCATATATGGGTATTTAATTACTTGGCGATGCCAAGTAGCATTTCGCTTTCGCTCATGCTGTGTTCGCCGCTTATCATGTAGATATTTTGGTCACAATTCTGCCGTTAGGCAGAACTGGATCTCATCATGTGAGTATTCCGGTTCCATAAGTCGCTGTCGTAACTGGGCGGTCAGGCTGTACCCATTGGCTCATTCTATCTGACGCAACACACTTGTTCTTCTTATGGTAATACCAAGTGTGCCAGTGTTGTATCTTTTTCACAGAGCACTATCATTTGTCCATGTGTCCTAGGATTCACCACCTACCGTTGTGACTTCGGCGCATTTCCATTTATGTTGGGGACTATATTGCCTTAGTTAGCCTATGGTGGTTACGAATTAAAAGTTATTTTTTGATTGAAATTTTTATAATTTAATAGTAGCATATAATTAACTATATAGTTGGTGTGTTTACTAACCAGAAAGAATTTGAATGTCCGGCACAAAATCTAAGAACAAAGGCAAGACTTACGAACGTGAACTTGCAAATTTTTTAACAGAACTGTACAAAGAAAAATTTACAAGGGTGCCTTACAGCGGTGCGTTTGTGGGAGGATCAAACATCATCAGAATCAATGACTTAACTGAAGCACAGACAAGATCATTCAAAGGAGATTTGATACCCCCGGAAACTTTTCCTAAAATTGTTTTCGAAGCCAAGCATTATGCAAACTTTCAATGGAATGCACTAGCACTTGGCAAACCAGTCGCTCAGTTAGATGAATGGATTCAACAGTCCGAAGAAAGTTGTGAAGAAAAAGACAAATGGTTATTGTGTGTGAAAATAAGTCGGCAAGGATCTTTTGTTTTATGGGACAGCACACATTGGAATGATCTAAAATATTCAAACACATACAGAGCCAAATACTGTTATTTGGAATTTACAGATTTTTGGAGTGCAAACAGTAGACAAATCAAAGAACAAAGTGTATAATAGGTTGAATGGCCCAAGTAAAAGATTATAATGTAGATCTGCAACAGTTAATGTTGGAAATGTTATTGAATGACGCAGAGTCATATGTGCGTGTTCAAAACATATTCAACGCAAACTATTTTGACAGAACATTGCGTCCTGCGGCAAAATTTATCAAAGAATATTCTGAAGAGTACAAAACTCTTCCAGCAGTTGATATTGTAAACAGTAAATCAAACATACAGTTGAAAGATGCAAAAGACATTGATCAAAAACATTATGATTGGTTGCTTGATGAGTTTGAAGAGTTCTGCAGGCACAAGGCACTAGAAGGTGCAATCCTCACATCAGCAGACATGTTGGAAAAAGGCGAGTATGGATCTGTTGAAGACAAGATCAAAGAAGCAGTACAAATTGGATTAACCAAAGACTTAGGTCTTGATTATTTCGAAGATCCAAAGTCAAGACTGATGGCACTGAAAGACAACAACGGTACTGTCAGCACAGGATGGCCAGGCTTTGATAAAAAATTATTTGGCGGATTCAACAGAGGCGAGTTGAATATTTTTGCAGGTGGATCGGGTGCTGGTAAAAGTTTATTCCTACAGAACTTAGCAATAAACTGGGCCGAAGCAGGTTTGAATGTTGTGTACATCACACTTGAGTTGAGTGAACTACTGACTTCAATGAGACTGGATGCAATGATGTCCAGCACACCAGCAAGAGAAGTTTTCAAAAATATAGATGATGTAGATTTGAAAGTTAGAATGAAAGCAAAGACAAGTGGCAAAATGCGTATCAAGTATTTGCCATCCGGTAGCACAGTTTTAGATTTAAGAGCATTCATAAAAGAATTTGAAATACAACAAGGCTGTAAAGTTGATGCATTATGTATTGACTACATGGATTTGATGATGCCAAAAAACAAAAGAGTATCTCCAAGTGATCTGTTTGTGAAAGACAAATATGTATCTGAAGAACTGCGTAATCTTGCAGTTGAATTGCAAATACTGTTTGTAACTGCATCGCAGTTGAACAGAGGTGCAGTTGAAGAAATAGAGTTTGATCATTCACACATAGCAGGCGGATTGAGCAAAATACAGACAGCAGACAATGTGATTGGCATATTTACATCAAGGGCCATGCGGGAACGTGGCAGATATCAAATACAGTTCATGAAGACTAGATCAAGTTCCGGTGTAGGACAAAAGGTTGATTTAGAATTTGATATTGATACATTAAGAATACGTGACTTATCAGATGATGAGGAATATGAAAAGTTTAGTAAGCAACGGAGCACAATCTATGATAAAATGAAAAGATCCAGTGAAGTGAGTCCGTCAGATACTAAAGCACAAAGCGACGAAGACTTTGAATCTAGCACACTAGGCAAAGTCAGAGGCAAACCAGAAGGATCAAAACTTCGACAATTAATATCAGAAATAGACATGGAGGACGATGATGATTAGATTGATCACAATCATTTCAATGTTATTTGCAACATCGGCGTATGCGGCAGATATCACAGTTGAAATGCTAAACAAAAGAGACGATGGAGCAAGAATGGTATACTCAGAAGACATATCACAAATTGATATTGGAGATACCATAACTTGGGTTGCAACTGCCAAAGGACACAACGTAGAATTCATAGCAGGTCCAGATGGGTGGGCATTACCAAAGAAAAGTAAAATGAATAAAGAAGTCAGTATTACTTTTGACACACCCGGTATCTACTACTATGTGTGTACGCCACACAAAACACAAGGCATGATAGCATTGATTGTAGTAGGCGGTGACACATCAAACAAAGATGCAATAGCAGGAGCAAAAGCAATTGGCAAAAGCAAACAGAGACTTGCCGAACTACTAGGACAAATATAAAATGATGACCCTTGAACAATACTTGAAGAAGATACCAGAGTTCAAAGGTGCCAATTGGTTGATCCGATTGCCACTTGGTATTGTTTTTATTTTACAAGGGTTGGCAAAGATACCGCCAGACATAGCCGATGCAGAGTCATTTGGATTGCCTATGTCTGTATGGTTTTTTGTGGCATATGGTGAATTGTTTTCTGGCATAGGACTTATTGTTGGTGGCATGACCATTGCACTCAAACCAGGAGTTGGGGATATGATCACAAGATTTTCTGGTGTAATCATGTGTGGCATAATGACTGGTGTAATTTTAATTTTAGAACCACCAAGTTTGGGATATGTATTGTTATATGAAAACTTTCATGTCATGTTATATTGTGGTGGATTGTTTTTTGCATTAAGGGGCAACAGAGTTAAATGAAAGTTGGCTTTATAGGTGTTGGTAAACTAGGTCGTGACGTAACCGAAGTCATGGCAGAATACCATCATGTGACTGGTTATGATATAAAAGATATTGACAAACCAAAAGGCGTTGACATGGTCGACTCGCCCGAACTGTGCGTGATGGGACATGATATTACATTCATTGCAGTACAAACACCACATGATCCTAAGTATGTTGGAGAATATCCCATTGCAGAATTAGAACCAAAAGATTTCGATTACTCATTTGTAAACAAAGTATTAGAAGACATTGCACCCCACACACCAAAGAATCATCCAGTGGTAATTATTTCAACGGTGTTGCCTGGCACAACCAGAAGAGAGTTTGCTCCACGCATACCTCATGCAAACATAATTTACAATCCATATTTTATTGCAATGGGCACAGTCAAAGATGATTTCCGCAATCCTGAATTTCATACCATAGGCACATCAGATGGACGTGGATCAAAACCTTTAAGAGATTGTTATGATGCAATATATGGTTGGGCAGGACCAAAATTGTGCATAGGCACTTGGGAAGAATCAGAAGCAGTCAAAGTTTTTTACAACACATTTATTTCTTTCAAACTTGCTTATGTCAATATGATTCAAGACGTTGCACAAAGAATAGGACACATGAACTGTGACAAAGTTGCAAACACACTTAAGAATGCAAGTGATAGATTAATATCAACAAAGTATATGAATCCAGGAATGGGAGACGGCGGCGGATGTCATCCACGTGACAACATTGCTCTAAGACATCTGTCACAAAAACTAAAATTACCGTATGACATATTTTCAGCAGTGATGTTGGCCAGAGATGGTCAAGCACGGGCCATTGCTGAATATCTGTGGAGTCTGGCACAAGCAATAAACACACCACACGTTATCATCATGGGTAAGTCATTCAAACCCAATGTATCAGACTCTACAGGATCTGCTTCAGTGCTCGTAGGCAATATTGTTGCTTCTATGGGTGCTGAAGTTAGTTACGACAAAGTTATTGATGATCCGGCTGTGTATTTGATAGCACATCCAAATAAATTTAATGATCTTACATTTGCCGAAGGGTCAGTTGTTGTAGATGTGAACAGGCAGTTCCCACATCAAAAAGGTATTACTGTGATGCACTACGGTGATACACGTCCCGAGAAACACTAAACAAAATATTCTCCATCTTCGCACCAACGTCTGTACACACCATCATGATGGTATCTTGGTATACGGTATTGTATCAAACTTTTTGCAACATAGTTCCATAATTTGTTATCATCTTGTTCTTCAGATAACCCTTGTGAATGTTCATACGGAGAGAAGTGATAACGTTCACAAGGGTTCATGCCATATTCTCCCATCACATGATGGATCCAAGGTAAATGATCTGCATTGAACAAATAGTTAAACACAACATCAAAATTCTTTGATCGCGATGTAGAAGGAGATTGAGGAACTGTCTTGTCAGTAGGCTTTCGAACCAATAATACTTTGCAATATTCTGATTCATCTACTTGATCACAAAAGTAGGGCCATGAGTAATCACTGTCAGCAACTGAAAGTATTCTTCCCTTATTTTTAGTTGCCCAATGATCAAGGTCATCCGAGTAAACACCCTCTAGGCCAGGACTAGTGCCTAACCTAGGAGCAAAGACTGCCAATTTAAGATGTTCAATCAAAGCGATCATATGTCTATTTAATAAACCTAATAATGTCGCCATATCTTCTGTGTGCCTCTGTTTTTGATGTACTAGGATCACACAAGACAGGATTGCGATTGAGTTGTCTCTTAATTCGGTCGAACTTTATTGTATCGGATTGTGTTGATTTTGAAAACCAACTGCGGATTTGCTTTAGCATACGAGCCTCCTTTTGCCTTGTTTGCTTTATGTTTGCCTAACTGTTTTATAAACAGTAATCTTATTTATCTCGATCAAAATTTAATTAATTGATATTGATCTTTTTTTCTTTGCACCACTGGTCAATAGAATATGCTTTGAACTTGTTTACTTCTACATGATCAGAACCGTTACGATACTTTACTTCTCCTTGCCCCCATATGATATCATACTTCGAATGAGACAAAGGTTTTTTAATTACGACATCAATGTATTCTGAATTATCAACGCCTAGTGTTGCAAAGGTCACATACTTGCCTCCATGTCCTTTGTACACTCTGCCGTTTGCAATCATGCCAGCAAACTCTACATAGTCTCCCCATGTGCCTTGCACATACATGCCAGGTACAAAATCTTTACGTGACCACCAACCAAATTTTTTATACTGATACACAGGGTCATCTATCAAATCAGATTTTGATTTTGTTCTTTGAAATAATCCATGTTGCTTGGCTTCATTCTTGTGTACCCATCTGCGATAAGATCCTTGTGCGTGTTTCAAACAGGCATCCCAAAATTCTTTTGGATTGTGTGCCTTTTGATATGCCAGTGCCCAAATCAGTCTGCCAAGATTGACTGCGTGTGCTCTGCACAAACCAAATCCACTCAGCGAATTGAGAGCATCAATGGCTTGTTGTTTTTGAGGATGGTTACCTAGTTTCTTTATGAAGTCAAGTATTTTATCTTCTTTGCGTTTGGCAAATGCTCTGCGATACATATCGGCTTCATAGTAGTCAACACCAATCAATGATGCTATGCGTTCAATAGCATCATCTTCATATACCACAGTATCTGTTTGTCTTTCACGTGACCAATCCATAAACATAGAAGCAGTTTTACGTCCACTGGTAGCAACTGGTCTTATCAGTGCAGTTGCAAACACACAGTCATACACACTGGTTGGCTTGACTGCTTTGAACAGTTTGCTCATAGCAGGTGATTCTGCCTGTGTTACACCCAACACATCACCACGACACAACAACTTGGATGTTTCTTCATCTGTTTCTGGATAGTCTGTAAGAGCCATTGGAGATATATCTACCAACTGCGACAGTCCGCGATTTGCCAGTATGTCTACTTTTAAATGTTCTAAATCTTCAACTTCGTTTTTATCTAACAGTATTTGATTGTCTTGCGAAAACAAACTTTTAGGTAACTGTCTTGTGAACATTAATATACCGCCACAATGTTTTGATATGCATCTTTTTTTGCCCAATAATTTATTTTCTATACGTTTTGCTTCTTTTACATCAACATCATAGTCCTCATATTTGAATCCACGTGGCAAGTTTCCTTTTACGCCTAATCTTTTTAGTGCTTCACGTCTAGCAGACTTTTCTTTGTACATCACATAGTTTGATATTCTTGCACTACGTCCTGGCCATTTCTTAAATATTCTTTCCATAACTTCTTCTTGTTTGTGATGCGGGAAGTCAATGTCCACATCAGGCAAGTCGTCACGTAACGGATTCATAAATCTTGCAACAGGAATATTCCATTTGATTGGATCAACATCAGTTATACCCAACAGATAACATATCAAACTACTGCCTGCTGATCCTCTTGTCATGTGTGGTATATCTGTTGTAAGATCAAGTATGTCACACACTTGTAAAAAATATTGTGTGAATCTTTGATTAAGAATTAATTCAAACTCTTCTGCTAGTCTGTCTTGGTAATCTTTTCCGGGTGGGACTGTTCTTTTAAATCTATCAAGTAACGCCTGTATATCAGTTTGTTCGGACATTGTGTCTGCCTCCTTTTGCCTTGTGCCTAAAGTGATATTTATATTGAAACTTTATATCTGTTAAACAATATGGCGTTTGCCTTCTACTTCAATACCAATTTCGCCACTGTAAAATTTTTGATCTATTTTAACATTGGTATCTTTTTTAATTTTAAACATGTTCTGAGTCACTCCCCAATGGCCTTGGTCTAAATAAAATATTGATGTTCGATGCTTCATTGCAAATCTAAAAAATACAAAGGAATCTTTTTCAACATCAAAATCAAATTTCATCGCTGTATCTTTGTTCCACTCTATGTCAGCAAAACTAGTTACCTCTGAGCCATTTGTTGTGATTGTGCCTTGATTAACATTTACCAAAGCCTTGGCAACACATTCTGTTGTGTCAAACAAATTGTCATCAGCCATAATATTAAATAACTGCACGTTATCATCTTGTAAATCAAACATAGGGTACACTACATTTTTTAATTTTTTTAACCATTCAAGGTCTGCAGACGCACCAGGGTCAATCAAAATATTTTTTTTCGGATGAGGCCAGTTGTTAGGATCAGTATCAAATGCAAAACCTGATTGTTTTTTTGTTACGTGAATTTCTGTTATAAATTCGCCCGGTATTGCTGACCACATAGGAGATTTCCAATTTTTTATTCCATATGGCAAAAATACATTACAACCTTCATCCCATATTCTATCTCCTAGTAACTCATGAAATATTACATCTGGTGTTGGATTCAAAGGACTTTGATACAAATTGTTTACAGTTTCATTTCTTAAATCAATATTTTTATTCATACATTGTTTTGCGATGTCATATGCTTTCTTTGATCCTTCATATGCAATTAAAGACTTAGGTTCAAAGCCTATTGCAATAGAACTTAGGATTCCTAATCCAGTTCCAATCTCAACACAATTTTTATTTTTTAAAGAGTTTGCAAAACATTTTAGATACCACATGTTACGTGGTTGATCATTCATCATTTCAACATATCTTGAAATTAATTTTTTTAGATCTGATTTGCGAGTACCACCTGCACTTGCTATAAAATATTCTGGAACGCTTATAATGAGTTTGTCTAGATCTATTTGAGATGTTGGTGTATAGGGCATTGCCTAACTTTTTTTACTTTTGCGTTTTTTGTTCAGAGATAATTTTTTAACATTCATGTATTCACCACCAACTGGTACATCTTTTGTTGCATTTTGTTTGGTTACTATTCCTACACCGGCCGCTTCATTTTTCTTTTTAGTTTTTTTCTTCATAGAGTTTATAAATTTTCTATATACTGCCGCCGGCCCTGCTTTTCCAGCCGCTTTGGCCCTTTGCTCCATAGCCACTGCCGCTTGTATTTTATGTGCATGTGAACGTCCTGACTTTCTAATTTTTGACACACTTGATCTTGCTGTGGCTTCATCTTTGAAGCCTAGTCCATGTATCGTGCCTTTTGGATCTTCATCAGTGTACAAATCTGAATGTTTTTTTGATTTTCTTTTCTGCCCTTTTTTGCGAGGGATTCTTTTGCCTTCTGTTAGTATCTCATGTATTTTCATTTTTTCTTCTTCTTCCTTCCTGCACAATGGGCCTTCTGTGAAAATCCTTTTGGATTATTACAATTTATTGACTTTTTGTATTTGTCAGACCAACCTTCTATTACTTCCGTAATTTTCATATCCATATTTATTACGATAATTATTAATATGCAAACTTTAAAATACAATGGAATGGAAGTAGAACTTGTAGACGGTATGGGTTCAGATCTATCTGTTGTAAATGCGGCCAGAGTGTCCTTTGCCAAACGCAAAGAAGAACTTACAGACAGTGATGAAGGACTAATCAAATATCTAGCAACACACAATCACTGGTCTCCTTTTGCCCACGCATCAATGCAGTTTAGAATAAAGGCTCCTGTGTTTGTAGCAAGACAATTAGTAAAACATCAAGTCGGTTTGGTATGGAACGAAGTGTCACGCAGGTATGTAGATGACGATCCAGAATTTTACAAACCACAAGAATGGAGAGGCCGTGCTGAAGATAAAAAGCAAGGTTCCTTAGACGTTGCGGTATCAAACAACACAAACATACAGGCTTACTATGCCCAGTATACCAAACAATGTTTTGAGACTTATAAAGCAATATTAGGCGATGGTGTTGCACCCGAACTCGCAAGAATGGTTTTGCCACAATCAATGATGACAGAATGGTATTGGTCCGGCACACTATATGCTTTTGCCAGAGTGTGTGCGTTGAGATGTGCCAAAGACACACAACTTGAAACTCAAAAAATTGCAAACTTCATAGCAGACTTTGCCAATGAAAGTTTTCCTATTAGTTGGAAGTATCTATCTTAAACTATTGCAAATGCTTCGTCAGTATTTTTTTGCCCTGCTAATCTTATGCCCATGTTCCAACTTGCTTTTTGATGTGTAGAGAAAATTAAATCAGAATTAAAATCACATTGTAACCAGGCCATGCCAATTGGTCTTTCCATTTCAAGTTGCAGTTGACTAGCAGTCCAACCACAATGACCTATCAACATTTTATATGTCTTTGGACCTTTGCCATCTCTTATGTCTGTGACGACTTGGATTGATTCAGACATACACAGTCCTTCGTTGATTCTTACTGTAAGATTTGGTATCATATAGTCAGGTGAATGTAAACAAATTATGCCGTTGTGTTGTACTGGCCCTCCATACCAAAGTTTTACACTATGTTCTTTTGGCCAATCAAGTTTGAATTGCTTTGCAACTTCATGCCACTTAGGAGATTCAACTCTTCTGTTTGTGATTACACCCCAGCATCCTGCAACATCATTTGAACACAATGCGATTACAGAGTTACGCCATGGTTCAGTTCTTTGTTGTGGTGGTGCTACTAAAATGTTGCCTGCCTGCATCATAAACATATTTAATCACAAAAAAAGGGATTGCAAAAAAGCAACCCCTTCATTTGATTTTGTGTTTAAAGATTAAAACGTAACTTTAGCACCTACGGCATAGTTGTTTTGATCTTCCTGATTAGCAGTTACGTTCTGCTCTAATTGATATTCTGCATACACAGAAAATGCTCCTGTGATTGCTTTGTCAATACCAGCAGTAATGTAAGTGTCACCATCAATAACTTCTCCATAACCTACAGAGATATTATTCATTGATGCTACTAGTTCGTAACCTTTTGTTTCAGTTCCGTTATCGTCTTTGATGTTGTACATACCAGTAACAGCCGCTGGGCCTACTGCCATTGAGCCTGATACTGCCATGTAGTCAACTTCAGTGTTTGCATTTTTGCTGTAACCAGCATTTACATCAACACCTGACACAGCAAATCCAACAGCAGTTTCATAGATATCAATATCTTTGTTGTTGTCAGATCCGTCCATTTGTACTAGTGTTGAAACACTTGCAGGACCCATGCTAGTTGAATATACCAAAGTGTTTGATAATCTTGAACCTTGGTTTTGATCAGCATTTGATCCATACACATTAAACACGTCAGTTGCACCAGTTACACCAGTGAAGACAGAGTTTTGTCTACCAACACTGATAGCACCTACAGGTGAGTCAACACCCAAATATGCTAGACGTGATGAGAATGTGTCTGATCCAGCATCGTCGACATTTACGCCAACTTCAACATTACCAAACGCATTCATATCGCCTGCTTCAGAAATAGATATACCTACTCTAGAAAAGTTATTTCCAGACTTCCATGTACCGTTTCCTGAAGTGTCTTCATTATAGTAACCCATGTATGATAGTTTACCATATAGTTCCGCATTAACATCTGGCAACGTAACCGTAGTTTCGGCAACAGCAAATGTTGATAATGCAATCGTCACAAGAGCAGTTGCTCCCACATTTTTAAGTAAATTCATTTTGTACTCCTTAATTTACTTTATGCGTTACTTTGTCAGTCTCCCCTCAGTACTCAAGGCCTTAGGGTATAAAACTTTGATACTGACTGAGGGGATTAATTTGTTCTACAAATTATTTAGACTTCCAAATGTTATATAAGACCCAGATAGCAACTAATCCAATTATTCCTGCATCTGAAAAACCGTTAAGAATATTCTGTACATTGCCAATTACATCAATGTTCCCTACAAAAGGAATGACCATGTTACCGAGTAACACTTCGATAACAATGCCCAATGCAATTAGACTAGCACCAACTTCTGCAAGTTGTCCGGCCCAAGTCTTAATTTGTTTTAAGATATCCATAGACATCTCCTTTATTGTAACACACACAAATG